AGCAAAGGCTCCAGCTCGTGTCCATGATGCATTCTCGTCCTGTAGTAATTCGTGTGCGATTTCGTAGTTTGTAAGTATCTTTTTCATGTCGTTTGTTTGTTTGTCGTTTGTTTGTTTGTGGTCATCTTCAGTCACGGCCTTACCGTGAGACGGGTCACCCCGTTTCGACCTTGTTAGCTTGTCCACGATTCCAGCGATTTGAAGCCGTTCTTTTCCATCACATCACGCATATGCACCACGCTGGTTTGTGGGAAAACGCTTACACGGTTGAATCCGTAAGCATTACCCATGTAAAGCATGGCCTGAGCAATTTCTGGAGAGGTAACGCAAAATGTTTTCTCATGGGTGGAATAAGCGATTGCGCATTGTTGAATTGTCGTTGTCATTTGGTTTGTTTATTTGTGTGTTTGCTGATTAATCTGCAACTGGCAGCCCTCTTAATAAGAGTGAAGCCGTTGTCTCATCGTCAAGGTCGGCATCAAATGCCATTTGCAAGATGGTAATTTTTTGTTTGGCTTCCTCATTAGTCGAAGGGAAATCTTTCCAAGCCACGTATTTCTCGCCGTTTCTGGTTTGAATAACCCCATTTGCTAAGGTCACATAAGAACCAGCAAAAACGATAGGGAAACCAGTTTTAATATTAACGAGCGGTAAATAATAAGAGTGAAGGCGAACAGGCGCGAATTGAATTGTTGTTGTCATGTCGTTTGTTTGTTTGTTGTGGTCTCTTCAGTTGCGTCATTAACGCAAGACGGGCGAACCCGTTTCGACCTGGTTAATTTGCCGCAATGAATCGGCGGAAAGCTAAGTTTGGCTTGTAATCTGTCTTGCGACGAATCCAAGGGGATTCATTCGATCGAATTGGAATGTCCCAAACGCCAGTGAAGGCGCGAACTTGGCTTGTGGCTTGCATACGAATAGCAAAGCCATTGGCGGACATGATGTCCGTCTTAAATGCTAGGCGGTAGGCTCTCATGACTGATTTGTAGTGTGCTTTCATGTTTGTTTGTGTGTGTGTGAAGTAGGGATTGAACCTACTTAATGGGTGATCAGATTGGAAATGCAAGTGAGTCAAGCGCATCCTCCAATTCGTCAACTAAAGAATCTGTTGCACGAATATCTAGACTCTCAATAAGAGTTTTAACGAAGACCCACTGGTCAACTGTCTTGGCGTAGGCCTTGGCGTTTCTGAGTGTGGCGAGTGATTTAATTTGCGTTGTCATTTTGTTTGTCGTGTTGCGTTGTGCAACTGAGATGAGACTACATCACGCTTTCCCCATTGCCAACAAAAATCTGCCAATAAAGTGATTTATTTTCACTTCGAAACGCTTTACGTTGAAACTAAGCGCGTTACACGTATAAATTACGCTGTATTTATTGCGCTACAAGTATGAATTCCAGCAATCGTGGAATCAAAGTTGGATTTGTTTTGGTGAGATAAGCGATTAGTTAGATCGTTAGATGGTTAGATTGTTAGACTAGCAGAATCTAATGCCGCTAGAGTAATCCCGCCTAGAATCCATCACTCACACCAAACTTAAACGCAATACGCGTTTCGAACTTATGGCGTAATTATTACACGCCAGAATCAAACGTAATGCCCGAAGCTACGCAATGCTTACGTTATAATGCTTCTTACGGAGTAAAGAATACTCACGTCGATTCAAATCCGTCAAGCATTAATTTTTCGCGATCAAGTAAATGCGTTGGAAACTTTCATTCTAAGCCTAATCAGCCGTTCACTTGGTCGCACGTTATCAGTAAATAATGTTCCACAAAGGTCGCGTGGAACGCTCATGGATTAGCATTGGTACGCTAGGATTTGTTCCACGGAATGTTCCACGGATGTTGGCAATGTAAGCACAAAGTAAAGCTAGGTCACGCGCGGTGTTGCCAATAGAAATGTTCCACGTGGAACAAACAACAAGCGGACGTTCGATTCAAACAAGCGTTTCAAACAAGCGCACGTTTCAAACGATCGTTTAAATTACGCATGACGCAAGCAGTATGCAAATGCAAGCAACAAGCAAACGCCTGGATTATGCAAGCGCATGAATTACACTAACGCATACAGTGTGCAATAGGGGGGGCGGGGGTTAGGATTAGGGTGGCGTAGAAATTCCTGTACCATCCATCAGCCTATTAAAAATTATCACAAAGGGCGAATGTACTTGACAGGTTGGCGTAATTGTGCGTAGGTTTGTGCATGGCAAGAGGAGATTCATATCAATTGCAGGGTCAGCAGGGCGGGGTTATTATAACTGGTACGCAGACAGCTACTGGAAGTTTCCGTAACATTGTTGCGTTGACTACTACGACCATCACGGTGATTACAAGTAACTTCGTGAGTAATGTTAATGCGCCAATTACTGCGTTGGTGATCCCAGCGGGTACTTCGGTAGGTGGTCAGTTCAAAGACGTTGAAATTTCAAGCGGTACTGCTATTTGTTACTACGCTTAATGTGTCGTAGCCCATACGAAACACTACGATAATGCGTGGAGATTCATACCAACTACAAGGGCAGGGTGGTGGCGTTGTCATTATTGACACAGAGTATGCAAATGGTAAATTCCGCAGTTTACTTGTACTTGCCACTGGTATTGTAGACATTAGAACAAATAATATATCTAGCCCTAATGGAACAATTTTAGATGGTAACATTGGTTCAAAATTAGCAGGAACTATTATTAATGCTCCATTTACCCAATGCGGTATTTCTGGTGCTGGCTCCCAAGCAATTTGCTACTACGAATGAGTCAATACAGGTCAACGGGTGGTTTAGATGACGCGATTGCCAGCGATGGTGACAAGGCGTTTAATAGTGTTAACCTGCGTGACCAGTTGAACCAGTTGCTGCCTACCGAGGTACGGGAGAGCGTTAACGGGCGCATGGAGGGGTACTGGAAGCCAAGGAAGAGCGTTGAGAGCAGGACGGGTGCGCTAGTATCTGGTGGTAACCCATTGCAGTTACCGTTCCTGCTGGTTGGTACAAGTGTACTGATTACTGCTGCTACTGTGACTAGTGGGGTTGTTACGTTAACAACAGCTTCTAATCATAACCTAAATGCTGGAGCAACATTGAACATCCAAGGGATTATTTACACTGCTGGGAGTGATCCAAACGGAGTGTTTACGGCTACTACTGCCGCTACAAATAGTATAACCTACCCACTTACTGGTGGTTCTGGATCATACACCGTATCGGCTGTTACTCCAAGAACCGAGGTTATCACATCCACCTCAAGAGCAATTGATGCTGTAACAGTTCCCACTACGGGAACTATTCGGATTACCGTTACTGGTCATGGGTATGCGGCTGGTACTACTGGCATGGCTACGATTTCTGGGCTAGATGCCGCACTTAATGGAAACTTCCAACTGACTTATTTTGATGCAAACAGGTTGGATTACACAGTTGCTGGTATTACAACTGTATCCGATGTTAATGGTACACTTTCACAGACTCCAGTCAACGACTCTGCTGCTGGTAACGTCCGTGCGTCTTGCTTGTTTAGTAACCCTAATGAGCAATCTAAAGAGTACGTTATCGTAGCGTTGGATACCGTTGCCAAGAAGATCGACCTTGATAACTATGCGGTAACAACGATTACCTACCCACCAGCCCAGACGGTAGATGCGTTTACTGACATGATCCAAGTGTTTGACAAGGTCATGTTGTTCCGTGATGGCAAACAAGCTCTCGAGTGGTATCCAAATGGCCGCCCTATTGTCTCAGCATCACAGTCATCAACTACAGTGACAATGAATGTCCGCGAGCATGGATTGCTTGCTGGGGCTTCAATAACCGTAGCTGGGCTTGCTCATGCCACATTAGTTCCGGCAAATGGAACCTTTACTGTTCTTGCCGTATCAACAAAAGATCAATTTACTTACACGTTTACCACAAGCCAAACTGTTGCTACATTTGATACTACTGTTGCAACTGTTTCAGATGGCTTCAGTTTGTCCCCAGGTGGTGCTTATACTCAACCTCAAGTATTTGATTCAAATGGAACCGAAGTTGTTGTTTCTGGCGGTCTTGTTTCATTGACGGTTTCTGGCAACACAACAATTTCCGCAGGCGATGTAATTGTTATTTATGAAAGCACAATCCCTGAGTTTTCATCTATTGTTGGCAAAGAATTCCAAGTAGCTTCCGCATCTACAACTAACATTAGTTTCTTTGCGCCCGTTGCAAATATTGCTGCAAATGGAAGCACAAACCCAGTTGAATTTGGTGGAAGGTTCAGCGTAGGTGGTGGATTCATGCATCAGCCAGGTGCGCCGTGGGGTATTCATTTCCAACGCAGACTCTGGGTTCCGTACTATTACGATCAGTCTGGGGCTTACAATAGTCCAACTTATGTTAGCCGCAAGATTGCAGACGAAATAGCCGTTTCTGATATTCTGGATACGACAACATTTGACCAGATTGAGAGCCAATTTCGTATTACTGGTGGCACAGCGGATTTTGTAGTTGCTATGCATGGATTCTACAACGATTCGCTTGTTGTACTAAACCGAAACAGCTTGCATTTAATTCAAGAGTCTAAAGGAGG